AACACTGGTTAAATAGTAGATCAGCTCAAAATGCACCACAAGAAACAGAAATTGAATCTTACGTAGTTGGTGGTATAAAACAAGACGTTACTAAAAATCAATTTAAAAAATTTAAACTGTAATGGATAAAGTCTCAAAACACTGTTCAAATTGTAAGACTAAATATACTGTAGAATGGGACGAGGATAAATTTGATTTAGAGCCTCTAACATGTCCTTTCTGTGGATATGAGGTAGAAGATGAACATGAAACAGAGATACCAGACGAAGCCGACCACGATAGTTGGCATTGATTATAGTTTAACATCTCCATCTATTTGTGTAAACAATATAGATGAAAACAAAATAAAATTTTATTACTTAACTACCAAAAAGAAGTGGTTGGGTAAACAAAGTGATAACATAATAGGTTATGAACATAAAGAATGGACAGACCCTATTGAAAGGTTTAAAAATATAAGTGATTTTATTTTGGATATATTATACACCAATCCCTTATTTGACCAACCTAACTATCAAATTTTTATTGAAGGTTATTCGTATGGTTCTAAAGGCCAAGGTCTTTTTCAAATTGCTGAGAATTGTGGCATACTCAAATACAGATTACAAGACAAAGGTTATACTTACGAGACAGTTGTACCTAGTGTTGTCAAAAAAGGCGCAACAGGAAAAGGAAACGCAGACAAAGATATGATGTACGAATCCTTTTTAAAAGAAACTAAAATAAATTTAAAAAAAATATTAGATACTGAAAAATGTGGTAATCCTTTATCTGATATTGTTGATAGTTATTATATACAAAAGGTAGGACATGAAAATAAAAGTAGTTAGTACTTGGAACAATAAACTATTTAAAGAATATGCTCATAGATTTCAATCTACTTATAATTGGCCATTTGAATTAGAAATATATAATGAAGATGAGGGTATGTATAATGAGATACCAACTCTTAAAAAATTCGTAGATAGAAACAAGGTAGACATACCATTAAACTTTCAAAAAGACGCAGTAAGATTTAGTTATAAAGTATATGCATATACACAGGCAATCTTAACAACAAGAGATTGTGACGGTCTTATATTCATAGACGCAGATAGTGTATTTTATAAAAAGATTGATGAGGCATGGGTAAAAAAACATTTACATAGAGAAGATTGTATGATAACTTATCTAGAAAGACCAACTTACAGTGAGTGTGGTTTTTTATATTTCAATATGAAACATGATTTTATAAAACAATTTGCCATAGATATGAGAAAGATGTATGATGATAACTTATTATTTAAAGAAGATGAACAACACGATTCATTTATATTTGATATAGTTAGAACTAGACTAGAAGAAAATTATGGTGTAGAAAACTATGATATAGGAGATGGAAGAGTTGGCCATGTACAATCAAGATCAATATTAGGTAAAGTATATGATCATACAAAAGGTGCTAGAAAGAAAACAGGTAAAAGTAAAGAAAGTAGATTATGATTCAAGTCTTTATAGGGTTTGATGAGGGAGAAAAAGCAGCCTATCACGTGCTTGCTGAAAGTATTAGAAAGTTTTCTAGTGTACCTGTAAGTATAACACCATTAAGTTTAAATAATTTACCACAATTTACAAGAGAAAAACAATCCAATCAATCAACAGACTTTGCATTTAGCAGATTTTTAGTACCTTATCTATCAAACTATAAGGGTTGGTCAATCTTTATGGATTGCGACATGATGGTAAGATCAGACATTGCAGAGTTATATGGCTATGCTACATACAAATATTCTGTTATGTGTTGCCAACATAATTATACACCAAAACAAGATATAAAATTTAGAGGTGCAAAAAATCAAGCATTTCCTAAAAAGAACTGGTCTAGTGTAATGTTATTTCACAACTCACAATGCACAAAATTAACACCTGAATACGTAAATACAGCAAGTGGTTTAGAACTACATCAATTTAAGTGGTTAGAGAGAGAACACATGGTAGGTGAACTTCCGTTTGAGTGGAACTGGTTGGTAGGTGAATATGACTATGATAAGTATGCCAAAAATGTACATTGGACACTTGGTGGTCCTTGGTACAAAGAGTTTAAAGATCAAGATTATGCAGACGAATGGCATAAGTTGTATAAAGAAACAACAGAGGTAAACTTATGATCATAGGTATCAAAGGACCTTTTAACGAAAACAATCATTATGTTTTTCCTACACATAAAGATTTTAAATTAATAGAATGGTCAGATAGAGATAATCATAAAGCAGACGCATATATTCAAACAAACATTAAAGGTAATATAAAAACTGTTAATGCCGACAAATACAAATGGATATCGGCTCAATCAAAACCTATACTAGTTGTAGAACAAGCAACCTTTAGACAAAATTTAGATATACAAAAACCAGATTATTACTATAGAGTTGGTAAAGAATGTTATACTTACAATAAAGGTTATTTTAATAATAAGAACTGTCCTTCAGATAGATGGTTACAAATACAAAGAGAACAAAATATAGAAATAAAACCTTGGAAGAAAAATGGTGACTATATTTTATTACTATTACAAAATCCAAAAGATACTAGTTTAAATGACCTTTGTAAATATGATAATGATTATGAAAATTGGATAAGACATACTATTATAGAAATATCAAAGTATACTGCTGAAGATATTATGGTCAGAGTACACCCTAGATTTCCTTTAAAATATTTAAGAGGACTACTAAAACTACCTGTAAGAAACACAATTCTTTTTAGTAAAAATGTTGGTCAAGCATTTAATAAATCTAGTAGTAAAGACTTGTATAAAGACCTAGATCATGCTAGAGTAGCCATTTCATATTCAAGTAATAGTTTGGTAGAAACAGTATGTGAGGGTGTTCCTACTATTACATTATCAAAAACATCACATGCTTGGCCAGTATCTTCTCATAAACTAGATGTTTTAGCAGAAACAACAATGCCTACACATGATAGAACACAATGGTTATATGATACAGCATATACACAATGGAAAATGAGTGAGATAAATACAGGCGAGGTACATAAAAGACTATTATGATTTATACACATAGAATGCAAAAAGTTGATTGTCTATCACATGAAATTTGGCCTAGTTTTGAAAAAGGCTGGCCTATTCCTAGTTTAGATACTCATTTCTTTTGGGGATTAGGTGGAGATAACGTAGCAAAGATAACAGAATTAGAAAAGAATAAACAAGAATGGTATTATGTAGATGTTGGTTATTTAACTGAACAAATTACAAGATATCCTTCGCCTAAAATAAATGATTACGATAAAACCTATTTTAGAATTGTAAAAGGTGGAATACATACATTATCAGGTTCTAAAAAAGGTGGTGGCGATAGAATAAAACAATTAGATAAAAAAGGTATTAAAAGTATTTTTGATAATTGGAATCAAGGAGAAGGAGATCATATATTAGTTTGTCCTTCCTCTGAAACAGTAACTTACAAACATAATGGTATGACACAAGGAGATTGGACAGATAGTATTGTTGCTCAAATAAAAAAATATACCAATAGAGATATAAGAATTAGAAATAAACCTAGACCACATAATGAGTGGTGGGGAAAACCAATACAAGATGACCTAGATGGTGCTCACTGTTTGATTACTAATATGAGTTTAGCAGCTGTTGACGCAGTACTAGAGGGTGTACCTGTAATATGTGATACAAGAAACGTTGCATGGCCAGTATCAACAAGATATATAGAGTTTATAAATGACCCTTTGAAACCTACTGTAGAAAATGTAAACGAGTGGTTAAAACTATTAGCAAATAATCAATTTACATTGAAAGAGATAGAAGATGGTACAGCATTTAACATTATAAGTAAACAATCAAAGAAAGTATTTGTAATATGAAGAATAAGAAACCTAAATTAGATTTTGGTCCAACAAAAGAAGAACATGGTTGGTTTTATTATGTTTGGAACTGGAAGACATATGTATTTTATGCTTTACTAATTGCAGGTTCTATATTAGGATTTATAGACCAAGGTATTACAGGTGTTCTATCTGCTGTAGGTATATTATATGGACTTAAATTTTTAGGAAAGTTGTTATGAAAAAGATATTATTAGTTAGTGGTTGTAGTTTTACCGATCCACATTGGCATAGTGATATACATCCTGATATGATTTGTGATTGGCCTAAATGGCCTCAAATAGTCGCTGATGAATTAAATATGGAGTGTATTAATTTAGGATTAAGTGGTTCAGGTAACGAAAGAATTTATAGTGGTATATCTGATTTTGTTACAACACCTGAAGATAAAACACCTACGTTTGTGTCAAAAATGCATTTAATGGATAGACTTTATGAATTTCCAAAAGGTGAGATTGGTCTAGTTGTGGCTGCCTGGACACAAAGTCATAGACGTGATTGGTCTGAATATAGATTTGTTAAAAGAGATCAAAAGAAAGATTTATGGACTAATGAAAACTATGATACAAAAGGAGATTTACATTATCACGTTTTAAAGTCAGTAAGATTACAATATGCCTTTCAAAACTTATGTAAACAACTTAAACTACCATACTGCCAGTTTCAAATGATTTCATTATGGAGAGCATGGGTGCATGTTCAAATAGAAAAGTGGAATGATCCTGCTAAAATAGAAGAAGAACGTAAAGATAGAAAATTTTGGAGAGAAACAAAAGACAGTTTAAATAAGGTCCTAGATGATACAGGTTATAGACAGTTAATTAACAAAAAATTTTTAGGTTGGCCAGGAGACCTAAAAACAGATAATTATTATGGAAAAACATCATGGACATTAAGTGATTGTTTATCACTAGAAGAAAAATGCTCAGAAAAAGATTTACACCCTAACAAAAAAGGTCAAGAAAAATTAGCAGAGGAGTTTTTAAAAAGATTGCATGAAAATAAGATACTACAAAAAGATTGATGGTTGGCGATGGATAGGTTTTGTATTAGCCATGGTTGGTGCATGGGTACTTAGCAATGCTAATCCTGATACACAATGGTTAGGTTGGTCAATTGCAATATCAAGTTGTAGTATTTGGATTTACATGGGTTGGAAAGATAAAGATATACCTAGAGCATTAATGGAATTTATGTATTTAATTATAGCAGTGAGAGCAATATGGAACTGGTTAATGTAGTTTGTGTATATTGGGGAAACAAGTATAGTCCCGACTATGTAAGTAAACTATACAACATGGTAAAAAGAAACCTTTCTATACCATTTAGATTCATAGTTTACACCGATCACCCTTCACAGACCTTCGCTCACGAAAAAAATGATTTTAGAAATAACCAGATACCAGATTACCAGACCAGAAAACTGCCTTTTACGAATTACGATGGGTGGTGGAATAAACTAACTCTATTCAGTCCAGAGGCCGATTTAAAAGGTACTTGTTTATACTTTGATTTAGACGTAGTGATACTAGATAATATAGATGATATGGCTTTGTTTGGTAAAGAGGACACCTTTGGTGTTATAAATGATTTTAATCCTGCCAGTAGTGTGTACAATTCAAGTATTATGAAATTTAACAATATTACAGCTGAACATATATGGACATCATTTAAGAAAGATGAAACTAATATGATGAGGCACCATGGTGATAAACAAGTTATGAGTCATTTTATTAAATCAACTCCACATTGTAAGGTAATGCCAGACGAGTGGACATTTTCATACAAGTGGTTCTCCCGAGAGGCCCCCAGAATAGATAAATCGCAGTGGACATTTGACCAGAAACCGAATGCTAAAGTATGTGTGTTTCATGGCCTACCAAATCCACACGAATCAACGAAGAAATGGGTACAAGATAACTGGAAATAGAACATAACCAGAACATCTTATATCTAAAACCCTTATCCTACAACAAAAAATAACGCTTGCTTTCTAGGCCTGGTATGATAGGATAATGATATGAAAACAAAAAAGATACTAATAAAAACAAATCTTACAAAAGACTTGTTGCCAAATGTACTTTTTTATGATAGGATTATTAATATAAACACTAAAAAGGAGAACACTATATGTCAAAAGTAAAACAATGGGCTGAAGACACAGCAACAAAAGCAGTTGATAAAATCATATTGCAAGTTAAACAAAACTTAATCACTAAAGAAACTGCTAGTGCAGATATTCTAAAAGTTGATAATGTCGCAATGACAGGTATTGATGAAAACAATGTTGATGAAGTAATAGCAATGGAGATCCAATAATGATTACAATGAACGAATTAAATAATTTATCAATAGCTCAATTACAAGACACAAAAGTTTTGATTGACACTATTGTACAGAATAAAATCAAAAGAGAATTTAAAGTTGGTACAAAAGTTAACGTAGTACAAAAGACTAAAAAAACACCAGGTGTTATTACAAAAATAATGTCTACAAAATGTTTAGTTGATTTAAATGGTAGAATTTATAGAGTATCAATGTCAATGTTGGAGGCTGCTTAGTGAGTAAAAGTAAAGTTATTAGTTTAGTATACGGTAGAGAATACCAAGATTCAGATGAAAGATATGATGAATTTTTTTACATCTACAATACAGTATTCAGAAATGTACCTATGAAACATCTAAAGACTTTAAATACTTTCAAAGAAAAAATTAGAAAATATTGTGATGATAATTTTACTGAAACTGCTAGTAATTTTTGTGGAAATACTACAGTTAAGATTATACATGGCGAAGACTATTATTCAACTTACGAAGATGTGTTTGGTAAAGAAACAGTTGGAACTGATAACTCATTATTCAATGATTATGGTCAATTGTGGAATGGTAGACAATTCTTTAAAAAAGATTATAATCCAAAACTAACGGAACAATATACATACAAAAACCTTAACAAGAGAGCAAGCTAATGAAATACGGTGAAGACAAGATTGTAAAAGAGATAGACGAATATATTAAATCAACATACGGACAACACTATAGTACAACCGAAGACGGTTTCCAGGTGCAAGATATGTTGAGACAATTAGATATTGATAAAGATTTTTGCCAAGCTAATGCCATTAAGTATCTTTGCAGATATGGTAAAAAAGACGGTAAAAACAGAAAAGATTTACTAAAGGCTATTCATTATATAGTTTTATTGATGAGTAGCGAAGATAAAACATCGGCTGTTTCATGGGTTGAAGATGAACCTAAAAACAGATTAGAACAAATGGCAACACTGACCGATCCAGTTTCGCCAGAATAATTAAAAGGAGAACACTATGATTATTAAATTAGGAGATACAGTAAAAGACGAGAAAGGAAGAGAGGGTGAGATAACTAATATTGGTATTGCTACCGATAAAAACGATATCGCCGGTGAGTTAGGAGTGAATGCTAAAGAGTATGATACAGAGTTAAATTATACAGGTGCAATTACTTTTGGTTCTAACTGGTGTTATTTTAGTCAGATTGCCGAAGTAGTTAAGAAAAATGAATATGTTGAAGATAATTCATGGATGACCGATGAGGTGAATATACCACATGAGGTAGATGTGCAACTAGAATTAGATTCAGACTTACAGAGAGGTAAATAATATGTCACTAATGCATGATTTGGACAGACCACTAGAAGACCTTAAAGAGATTAAGGTATCTTTAGGTAGTAAATGTCCAACAACTACTGATCTAATAGACAGTAAAATTAAGGATTACGAGTCGGATATAAGTGCTGTTGAAGCTTATTTTAACAGTGACGACTATAAGAAATATGGTAAAAGGGCAACGGATACTGAATAATTTAGCTGGTTGCCATTTATTATTATATATGATAGGATAAAGTCAAATAACTAACAAAAGGATATACTATATGTCATTTAGATACGATACAGACAATTTATACAAAGAGTTTAAGATTGCAAAAGACAAAGATATTGCATTATCACAACATACTAACCTTGATGACGCAGAAAATGATTACTTTACTAATAGAATCAAATTTTGTGTAGATCATAAAGAACTAAAAAAATCAAATCCATCTTATTACGAGAATGTAGATATTAAATTTGACGCTTTAGAAAATGCGTATAGAACTACCAACCCTAGAGATACATTTTATCAAGTAGGTTTTGGTATGACTTATGCAGAGAAGAAAGCCAAAGAACATTTAGAATCAGAAGCAAACCTTAACAAAGAAGAATAGTGAAGAAGATCAAAGAAAGATATAAACCAGTTAATATCAAGTTAGTGCATGGTACTAAACAAATGCCAGACTATACTTTAGATATTAACGGTATCAAAATGAACTCGTTACCAACGAGTGATAAGATTTCAGGCAGTTGTACTAAACGTAGTGCTCCTAAAGTTACTTTGCCTGCTGGTAAAACAATAGGAATTGGTTACAATAAGGGAACATACCAGGTTGTAGATTCATCCGATTTCAAAACTATGGGACGTAAGATATGAGAACTTTGATGATGTTAACTATTGTTGCTTTAATGACAGCGACTATAGCTAAAAGTGATGAGAAGAAGACGATTACACCACAAGAGTTTGGTAATGCAATTGCAGAAACACCAGGCAAACTTGTGAACTTTATTGGTGCTGAAGTTGAAAAGACTAAAGAGTATCAAAAAAAGTCGTGGGCTGAAATGAAAACAAAATGGCCTTGGACAATGTTTAAGAAAAAAGACTAATGAGAACTATACTAATTATCTTAATCGGTTTAACACTAACCAACTGTGCCTCTACAAATAGATCACAAGTTGGTGCTGTGTTAGGATCAACTACCACAACTGGTGCATGTGTGAGTATGGGTGTTTCAGATCCATACGCTATAGGCGCCTGTGCTGTTGTAGGTGCGTTTGCCGGTGCAGAAATTATGTATAATTCAGATTACGATGTACACAACGCTGTATTCGTAGATCATTTAAATAATGGTCCATTAGGTTCAAGTTACACTAATTGGTACAATAAAAAGACAGGAAATTCAGGTATCATAAAAGTGACCAAGTCGTATATGGAGGGTCCTTTCAAGTGTAAAGATTATGACGCTACAGTGGACATAACAAATCAATGGCCGTTGATTGGTGTTGGCCGTGTAAATAGAAATACTGTTTTTGGTACAACATGTCAATTACCAGATGGTAGGTGGGTAGAGTTAAAACAATGATACATAAAGTAAGTGAACTATGTCAAAAGATTGATGGCATTAAAAAAGTGAGTGATAGATTACAAAAGTTAAAGTATGATAATCCAAAGACGCCTGAAAGAGACGCTGAAGTGGATAATCTTATTGCAGATATACAAATGCAATGTAAACTTATAGCAAATGATAAGGGAAACTATGACAAATAGAGATATAACTTTACAACAATTAAAAGAACAGAAAAAAGTTATTAACGAAAAGCTAGAACACTATGAGTTTAACGGACCGTCAGAAAAGGTACAAGAATTAGAAGACGAGCTTTTTGAAGTAAACGATACAATAAAAAAACTAGGATAACAAAATGACAAAAGAATATAGCTCACACGATTGGCGAAAAAACACAGATGACGCTGTTATTGAAGATGGTGAACACATTTTAAAAGTAAATGATAGTAGGGTATTATTTAAAAACCCAAAAACATTTAAAGAGGAAAA